CACGGACGCGGCGAAAGGACACAAAAAATGAAACGAATCTACAACAAGCCCAGATGCAAGACATACGCCTGCTGCAACCATAACCCGGAATATCCGAACCACTGCGAGATATGGGACTCCGTGGAAATTTGTTGCCTCGCGGAGGTGGAGTATCCCAACCACATACAACGCGCGCTGGCATGGATAGACAACCACTGGGTGGGGATATCCTTCGCGTTTGCGATAGCGACTCTGATCATATGCTGGTCGGTATTTATGTTTGGCGCTGGCGCGTCGGCGGCGATAGACGACCTGCGGGCGGAGCAGCAGATTGCTATGCAGCAATGTAAGGGGAAGCGTTAAGAATGCAGCATTACACTAAAAACACAGTGAGAGTTCTGTTGTTCTGCCCGACGTGCAATAAAAAGACAATGCACCGCGTAGATCAAGGCAGAGTTGGCCCTTGTGAAAATTCCCACGTTAAGCAAAAATTTTCCAAACCTAAAAAAATAAATGAAACAGGAACGCTATTTTAACATTCTTGATAGGACTCGTTATGAACTTCAACTGCCCCTATTGCAATAAGGAGATAAATTTTATGGATGTTATTACAGACAAAGATTTACGTTACGTCATCGCCGCGCTGCCGTCGTTCGGCGCGCGGTACTCGCACCTGGTTATGGGCTACGCTCAGTTATTCGGCGTCACGCCCATGCACATCAAAGCCAAGAAGTTGCGATTGATTATCGAAGAGATGAAAAAACTTTTCGATGCTCAATCTTTCACCTGGCAGAAAAAACTTTATCCGATCAGCCACGCAGGAATTGCCGAGGCTTTGGATATCTGCATCAAAAAGAATTTCACCGAGCACCTTGAAAACCACAACTATCTAAAGAAAGTCATGGTCGGTATTTCCGAGCGCGAAGGCAAGGAAGGTTCCCGGCGGGCGGAGAAGGATCTGCGTCAGCGTGAAGACCGCTCGCTCTCTGGCGGCGGACATAGGGACGATTCCCCCTCTCCCTTACCCTCTCCCGCCAGGGGCGAGGGGATAAAAAAAGACTCCTCCCCCTTGAGGGGGGAGGATGAAGGTGGGGGTGATTGTCCTCGGATCACGCCGGAGCAGGCGAAGAAGAATCTAACCCGCGTCCGGGATATTTTGGGAGGGCTGACGAAATGACGGATCAGATCTATTTCGATTGCAAAAAACATTCCTGCCGGTTGACGGTGGCGGCGTGCGCCGAGCGGCGCAAGGCATTTAAAGAGCATCGCAACCGTTTATTACCCGTATATCCGGAGTGCCAGGAATGCTCGCAATATTATACCGTGCAAAAAAATAAAACACAGAGAGGAGAAAACATCATGTCAAGAAGCAAAATCGATCAGGAAAAATTAAAGGCAATGGTTCAAGAAGGTAAAAGAGGAAAAGAGATCGCGAAACATTTCGGCGTCAGCGAAGCAGCCGTGTGGCAGAACCTCAAGAAACACGGCCTGAAGCTGAATTCCAAGCGCGGCGGCGAAGAGCGTTCACTGGTTCACCGGTCGAGTCCAAAAGATACGACCGAACAAAGGGCAATCCCTGTCATGATGCCCGGCACAAATCCGGAGGGCCAGATAATCCCCGTTACGCTGCGGCTGAATGTTGAGGTTAACGTTCGCGTCAGCGCGGAGAGGGTGTAGAGCATGAGGCGGATTGACCCGAAGCAAATCCAACTCATCCACATTGCGAAGGAGCAGCGCGGGTTATCTGATGTTGAATATCGCGACCTGATCGCGGGCCAGACGAAGGGCCAGAAGACATCAAGCAAAGATTTGACCTATATCGAAGCCGACGCCGTAATTAATTATTTCGTCAAGACGCTCGGCTTTAAGATTGTAGGGCGTGATCGCCGATCACGCCGCAAATACGCGCACGCCGCTAACGTTGTCGCCATGCCCTCACGCGATCAACTCGATTTAATCGATAATCTTAAAGTGCAAATTAAATGGCAATTGCAGGACGGCTTTCAGCGCTGGCTGGCCAAATATATCAAGACCGATCGCGTCCGGACAGCCGCCCAGGCCCAGCGCGCGATTGAAGGATTAAAAGGAATGATAAAAAATCAAATTCCCTCTCCCTTGAGGGGAGAGGGTCAGGGAGAGGGTGACCATGCCGAGTAACTGGATAGAAAACATCAAGCCTGAACAGCTTCCGGAGGATTATCAACTCATAGTTGCCGCCATTGGGCTGGAGAACACCATCAAACTGGCGCATGCGCTGCCCAGCGTTTACATTTATCTCAAGAGTCCGGACAAACTTTTCAAACCAGCAAAGATAAAATATGTCCTTGATAACTACAGCAAGTCCGGCCCGGACAATCCCTTCAATCCGCGCCGCATGGCGCTGGATACCGGCATGTCCATCCGTGAGATTTATGACATCATCGAGAATCGCAAAGAGCTATCTAAGCAATGCACGATGTGGGATGAGGGTTGACTTCTTTTTATGATAGGATTATAAATGAGCCTGTGGATCACGTGTGATCCCAAAGCGAATTATCCCAGGAGCGCAGCGACGCGGGATAAAGTTCACGCAACACAATACCGTTCTTCCACCCCGGAAGAGCGGTTTTTTTGTGCACGGCGCAAAAGACTCTTTCCCCGCAATTATCTAATCTCAATCCCAGACATGACCATCTCCTCGCTATAGTTTGCCGGAACTGATCGGGCGGTCGCCATCCCGCCCGGTCACCCGGCAGACGTAATGACACTCGCTGAGAGCGAGCATAGCGAAGATCGAAGCGCAAGTGGAATTATCCCAGGAGCGCAGCGACGCGGGAAACAAAGAGGCTCAAATACCAGGAGCGGTACATGAAAAGATTCATCGCCACAATTATATTTCTTCTGATCGCTCAGCCGTTAGTCGCGGCTGATTTTTTGCCTGTATGGAATAACACCATCCTTCCGCACGAAGGCGGCTACTCAAATAACATCCACGATCCCGGCAACTGGACGGGCGGCAAAGAAGGCGTAGGCCGGTTCCTCGGCACCAAGTACGGCATTGCCGCCAGCACCTATGGAACGAGCCTTTTACGAGAAGGCCTCATCATCAAACACCTCACCAAAGACCAGGCGCGCAAGATCTACGAGCGCGACTACTGGCTGAAATACCATTTTGACAAATTAAAATCTCAGGGCATCGCCGACGAACTCTGCGACGAAGCCGTGAACATGGGCGGCGCAGGCGCGGAGCGACTGCTCACAAAAGTTCTCATCGAAATCTATTGGACGGGCACACCCATTCCGCCGATCCCCGCAAAGTTCACGCCCGAGACCATCCAATGGATTAACGACTACACAAAAGAGAGAAGCAACCGCGTGGCGTTTTTTAATTCGATCCGAATCAAGCGGATAAAATTTTATACCGACCTGGTTAAAAGGCGACCGGCGATGAAACAATTTTTCGCCGGATGGATAAAGAGAACCGTGGACTGAAAAACCAGTGAATAGTGAATGGTGAATGGTGAATAGAATGGCATACCTCCAAATCATAACAACCATCTGGAAATACAAATGGGCCGTGCTGCTGGTGATCATCGCGGCGGCTGTCGGCGTGATCATGCTCCAGCATCAGGCGATCAATCTCAAAAAAGAGAAAATAAAAAATCAGGCCGAGCAGATTACGGAACTAACGCGGCGGGCGCAGGTGGCCGCGCAGAATAACCGCGCCATCGCGGCGATGTACGAGCGCTCCCAGCAAATCTTTAAGCAGGCCGGACGGCTGAAAAATATGTCAGCTCGCCTGCAACCGAAAATCAAGGATTGCTTGAACGATGAAGAAATTACTCGCATCAATGATTGTCTTGGCGCTTTTTTCCGTGACGGCGTGTTGCCCGAATCGTGCGCTGGTGCAGCCAACATGCCCCAGGCCACCGCAGCGCCCGGAATGGAAAACAGGCGGCAGTAATATTATCGACAACTGCACCGGCGTTGTCGTCTACGCGAAGGAACTCGAAAGCGCATTGACCTGCTACGAGCAAACAATGGCTGAGGAGTAGCCATTGGACATCTTCGATCAGGCGCAGGAGCGCGACGAACTTTTCCGGGATAACGCGCTCCAAGAACATTTTGCGAAACGCCGATCCCGCCTGCGCGGATCAGACGGCATCTGCGCCGACTGCGGGGAACCGATCCCCAAAAAAAGATTGAAGGCAAACCCGCAGGCAACCCGCTGCGTAGAGTGCCAGGAAAAATCCGAACGTAAGGGGTATTAAATGGAACAGATCGGCATAATGAGCGTGTTAAAAATTTTGGGCGATTTCGGAACATTGGGACTCGTTATATTCTTATGGTGGGCAGACAATAAACGCATCTACGCCATCTTAGATCAATATAAAGCCGATATGGCCGAACAGCGCGAAATGTACAAAAACAACACTAAGCTAGTGGCGGCATACGAAAAGATGTCCAGCGAGCACATGGACATGCTGCGACTGAATATATCAGCCACGACGGAGCTGGTAACATGGCTGCGCACGAGAACCCCGTGCCATCAACTACTCAAAAGGGAGATGATGTAATGAGCGTACAGAACGAAATGCGGCGTGTCCGCCTGACCAATCTCAATCATAATGCGCATAAGCTGCGCCTGGAAATAGGCGAACTGGCGCGGACGATCTGCATCAACCTGGACACGTCCATGACACGCGCCGAAAACCTGCCGGTCGAAACCGTTGACAGCCAGTGGGACGAATTGAAAAGCAAGTGGGCGGAACTCACCATCGCCCTCAGCGAGATAAAGCGGCTGGAAGAGGAGCTTTCCTGATGGCTGAGAAAGGCGCACGCACACAACTCGAACCGGTGGCCCGGCAGATGTTCATCGACGGCAAATCGCTGACCGCCATCGAAAACGAACTCGGCGTATCCCGGCAGACACTTTCCGCATGGAAAGGCCTGACCAAAAAGCCGAGTGAGGATCTCGACGAATGGGATAAGGCGCGGGCGCGCAAAGCCAACTTCGGCCTGCGCATGGAAGCCCTGCTGGAACGCGAACTGACTTATGCCGAAGAGCGGCAACCCGGCGCGATAGAACCGGCATCGCTCGACAACCTCAGCAAGTTAGGCTCTCTCGTTGTAAAGTTCCGCGCCCAGGAAGGCAATGGCGCTGGCTACGATAAGGCAAAAGTATTTCTGGAGAACATCCAGTGGATCGTTGCCTGGTTAAAAGACAATGACCCTGAAGGATTAAAAACACTGGCGGCGGATTTCGACGCCATGACGGTGCAGTTTAAGACGGAGCTTATGAAAGTTGACGACAACAAAAAAACTGGATTCCCGCCTACGCGGGAATGACAGAGGTTGATATGGCGGTAATGAAGAAGCGGCCTGTCCTTACAGAAGGCCAGTTCGATCAGCAAGTCAGCGAGTTGAAAAAGTGGATACGCGAAAGCGTCTCCCCTTTTGAAAACGACACGCCCGCAAAGCAGGCCGCGCGAAAAAAACGCGGCAGCACGGACTTGCTTTATTTTTTCGCCACCTATCTGCCGCATTATTTCAGCGTGGCTTTCGGCGACTTCCAGCAGGAGTGGCAGGAAGTTACCGAACTGGAAGATCAGCTCGCCCTGATCGGCGCGCCGCGTGAGCATGCCAAGTCAACCTTCTTCACCTTCGGCAATCCGCTCCATAAAATATGTTATCAGCTAAAGAAGTTCATCTGGCCCTGCTCCGACACGCACGATCAGGCCACGGCGTTCGCCCTGCAGATCAAACTGGAACTCGAAGAGAACAAGCGCATCATTCACGATTTTGGAAAACTCAAATCAAAGAACTGGAGCGACGACGAATTCGAGACGACCACCGGCGTCAAGGTGCTGGCGCGCGGGCGCGGCGACAAGGTGCGCGGCATTCGCTACCGTCAGTATCGTCCGGACATGGCGATATTCGACGACATGGAAAATGACGAGACCGTCGAAAATCCACGGACGACGAAGAAGATCATCAACTGGATTCGCGGCGCTGTGCTCGGTTCGCTTGGGAAAAAATATTCCGCCATTATGGTCGCCAACCTTTTCCATCCGCTTTCGGCCATATCGCAATTGATCGCCGATGAAGACGAGGAAGGCAAGCCGCGTTACTATTCCAAAGTTTACGACGCGATTCTCGATGAAGAAAATGAAATCCCGCTGTGGCCTGCCAACTGGCCGTGGGAACGGTTGATGCGCAAAAAGCACGATGTAGGTACCTACACCTTCAATAAGGAATACCGCAACAAGGTCGGCACCGAAGATTCGCCGTTCCCGGAAGAGCAGGTCACATTCTTCGAGCGCATTGAGATTACAAGAATGCCTCTATATTTCGCCACCGCCGTTGATCCTTCCGGCACGTCCACCAGAGGCAGCGACTTCCGGTCTGTCATTACATTCGGCTTCGATCCGCAGCGGATGATCTTCCCGTGCATGCATGCCTGGATTAAGCGCCGGTCAATCGGAGAGATGTTTGCCGCCGCTTACGCGCAAAACGATCTCTATCCCGGCGTCGTCGTCATCGAGGAAAACATGTTCAAGGATTTTCTGCACGAGGCGATAAATAATTATGCCAAAGAGGTCGGCAGATTTTTGCCCTGGGCACCCATTCAGCACAATGCCCAGAAGATCGCCCGCATCGTCGGCACGTGTTCCTATTTATGGGAACATAAAAAAATGCAGTTCGAAAAAAATCACAGCGACCAGAAGATTCTTATTGAGCAGTTCGTTTATCTCATGAATCCCACCGTCCATGACGACGGCCCGGACGCGGCGGAAATGGCCATAAGCCAACTGCAAAAAGGTGTAGGCCAGCCGGTTGGATATCAGACGGTTTCCAAAAGGACGGCTTTTGGCGGGACAAGCAGAGGAGCTTATTAATAATGAGCGTTAATTTTTTGAAGCGTAGCGCACGAAAAATTTTACAGCGAATTATCCCCGCAGCGAAGCGGAGTGGGATGAGGTTATTCAAATCAAACTTGATTAACGCACATTCGCCCCACAATCGATTCGGCTCATTTATTGGGGCAAAGGGGCGGAGTTTCATTGACACCACGTTTATAAACAGTCGTCGCGCATTGTTTGGGCTATTTTTGCGCACGGCCAGACCTGTTTTTGCAGGTTGCGGCGAATAATGGGAGATAATTATGGCATTGGTTGATCAATTCGGCAAAGAAATTCAGGTTAAAAAGCAACCGGAGACAAGAGAGATTGCCGTGACGACCGTCCGCGACAGATGGACGGATTACCCCTCCTCCGGTCTGACGCCTCAAAGGCTCGGCACGATATTCAAAGAAGCCGATATGGGCGATGTCCATCGCCAGGCGGAACTGTTTGAAGAAATGGAAGAGAAAGACACGCATCTTTTCTCTGAATTACAAACCCGCAAAAACGCCATTACCGGACTGGACTACGACATAACGCCCTACGATGAAACACCGGAAAATAAAAAGATCAGGGATTTTGTCGCCGATTGTATTTTCGGCCTGGAAGATTTTGAAGAGGCCCTGCTGGATCTGCTGGACGCCATCGGCAAGGGATATTCCTGTTCGGAGATAAAATGGGAAATCATCGGCGGCAAGGCGATTGTCTCCGGATTGAGTTGGATACACGCCAAAAAGGCTGTCTTCTATGAACGCGGAGCGGTCAACATGTGGGCCAAGAGCGTTGAAGTCCCGCGCATTCTGACAGAGGCACAGCCGATCAACGGCGAAGAAATGCCGCCGTTCAAAATGGTTTTTCACCGCTACAAGGCGCGTTCCGGATACGATACGCGAGCGGGCCTCCTGCGCGTCTGTTCCTGGATGTACCTGTTTAAAAATTATTCCATCAAAGACTGGGTCGCGTTTGCCGAAGTCTTCGGCATGCCGCTGCGCGTCGGCAAATACGATCCCAACGCCAGCGCGGCTGATAAGGCTTCTCTGGTCTCCGCCGTCCAGTCGTTGGGTTCCGACGCGGCAGGAATCATTTCCAAGAACACCGAGATCGAATTCATCGAGACGGCCAAATCAGGAAGCACTGACAACATCTACGAGGCGCTGGCTGAATTCTGCGACAAGCAAATGTCCAAAGCAATTCTCGGCCAGACCGCCACAACGGAAGGCACGCCCGGCAAACTCGGCAACGAGGACGCTCAGGACAAAGTCCGCTACGATTTAATCAAGGCGGACGCCGAAGCGATATCCCGTACAATCCGTTTTCAGATCATCAGGCCGCTGGTCGGTTATAACTTCGGCTGGGACAAACAACTGCCCTGGTTCAAGCTGGCATATGAGAAGGCGGAGGATCTCGCAAATTTAATCGCAGTCTATAAAGGCGCGTCCGATATCGGCCAGCCGATATCCGCCGAACATATTTCCGAACGCTTTAAAATTCCGATGCCTCAGAAAGGCGAAACCATTCTGGCCCCGCGATCATCTTCGCCGTTTTCTTTTGCCGCAAAAGATAAAATCGAACGAGGCTATGCCGGTCTGATCATCGCTGCCGACAAGCCGAAGCTGAGCGCCGACGACTGGCGGGTCGTTTATCTTAACCGCTTGAAACCGGCGCTGGGCACGGCAAGAGAAGGCGCTCTTGATGAGATTGAAGCCTATCTGCGTGATCAGTCGGTGCCGCCCGGCGAAGCCGCATTCACCTCCGCC